TCAATACCTATTGCCCGCGCTGCTTTTCGGCCATTCACGTGCCCGATGCGGTGCTGGCCTCGCGGTCGATCATCGTCCCTCTGATACGGACGCCGGACCGTTATAAGGCCAACGCTGAGCCGTTGGAGCCGAGCCTGTGGCCTTGCGACAAGAAGAAATTGCTGGATGATTTGTGGGCTGTGGCGCTGGCTAATCTGAACGACCTGGCGCGGTACGAGCAGATCATCAACGAACGCGCCGCATTGAGCGGGCGCAACCTCGAACCCTGGCGCATGATAATGGCTGTTGCGGCGTGGTTGGATGATGTGGATGCCAACCACGTCTTGACCCGCGAGGGGTTGGGGTTGTGGCAGAGAATGGAGGCATTGTCGATGGCGTATCAAAAGGAACGCCCGGAGATTGAAACGAGCGACTTGACCATTTGGGTAATACGGGCGATACGGGAATGTGCCGAATGTGCCAATAATGCCATTAGTTCCATTGCATGGAGAGGTAAGTCAATTTTACAAATTTCAGTGGCAGATATAAAGAGAGAAGCTATAAAGCTGCTGAAAGAGGAAGACGGAGAAGATGCCCGTACGGACTGGATTACATCACACAGAGTTGGTCGCGCCCTGGCCCGTTTGCGTTTACGCCAGGTTCCCAGAGCAGGTGGCAAGGGTAGCCGGAAATGGGAATTAACTTTAGATGAACTTGATAGACTAGAAGAGACATTTGCATTGAATTTGATACCCCCCAATATCATTGGAACTAATGGAATAAATGGCACAAATGGAGCAACTTTAGACGCAGAAGCGGACGAGCTGAATTTCTAACAGGAGACATCATGTTACACATCGGTTTCACTATCCTAGACCACACCGCGCAGATCATCGTCAAGAACGACGAGCGGGCAATCATCCACCGCGAGGCTTTGCCCCTGGGCGAGTCTGGCGGCGTCAACGCAGAGTGGCTGGCCTGCAAAGCAGCGATCCGGCGCGGCGGGGCCTTGAATCGCGGCGCAATGCGGCTTTACTCGGATTGCGGCGTGATCGAGCAGCTCGTCAAGCTCGATCCGGCGGTCAAGCTACCAGTGGGGGAGACATTCCCTACCGGGTGGGGCAAGCTCCCGCAGCATTGCGACCAGGAGCTATATCACTTCGTCGATGCGGTGAGTATGTTGTGGACGTTATTCAAAGGTAAATGGGAAGCGTATCACGTAGAACAGGAGAGGATATTGAGATGAGCAAGACAAAGATCGAATGGGCGACAGACGTATGGAATCCGGTGACTGGCTGTACGCCAGTGAGCGAGGCATGTAAGAATTGCTACGCTAAACGGATGGCGACGCGGCTGGCGGGCCGCTGCGGGTATCCGGCGGATGAGCCATTCAGGGTGACGGTGCATCCTGAACGGCTTGAGGAGCCGTTGAGGTGGAGGACGCCGCGGCGGGTGTTCGTGTGTAGCATGGGGGACTTGTTTCACGAGGATGTTAAGCCGCTGACGGTCGCATCGATTTTCAATACTATGGCGGACAGTAGGCAGCATATATTCATGGTGTTGACGAAGCGCCCGGATCGAGCCGAAAAGTTTATCAGGGATGTCATTCCATTTTGGGCGGGAGAGTCTATGCCTGGAGATTGTGCACTGAGTCAGGCAATGGAATTTGACGATTGGCCCTTGCCTAACGTGGGGCTCGGCGTCTCTGTGGAGGACCAAAAGACTGCCGATGAACGAATCCCTCTTCTGCTAAAGACTCCGGCGGCGTGGCGGTTCGTGAGCTACGAGCCAGCGTTGGGGCCAGTAGACTTTCTGCATATTCAAACCGACGTGACGGAGATAAATGCTCTGACTGGTGCCCACGGGGTGTATCGACCACTACGGGGGCAAAGTCCATTGCGGCTAGATTGGATCATCGCCGGCGGGGAGACCGGGCCGGGAGCACGGCCTGCTCATCCTGATTGGTTTAGGTCGGTGCGGGATCAGTGCGTTCACGCCGGCGTGCCGTTTTTCTTTAAGCAAATGTCTGGTCGGGCCGAGATTCCAGATGATTTGAGAATTAGGGAGATGCCACATGCTTAAAGGTGGCGATGTATCTAAAAGGACTCAATATTCTCGCTTGAGGCGTGCTCGCGAGATGGGGATTGGCGTTTCTGATCTCCCAGACAATCGAGGAAAACATTGCAATCATGCCAAAGCAGAAAAGCATCACCGCTGGAATACTGAAAAGTTGGTTGATAGCAAGGGCTATGTTCTTATTCGCGTTGGTATAGATCATCCTCTAGCAGACCCTAATGGATATTGCCCTGAACATAAGTTGGTGATGTGTTCTGCTATGATGCGTGATCTGCAAGGGGGTGAGGTTATCCATCACAAAAATGGTGACAAGACAGATAACAGAATAGAAAACTTAGAATTGATGGGAATCTCAACTCATAATTCTATTCATAATGCAGGACGTAATAGGGATGAGTTTGGCAGATTCAAAGCGGAACATAAGAACCGAGAGTGGAACGAGTGGACAGAGGTGCAAGAGTGACTACCATCGATCAATTAGAGCAAGCCCTCCACCACCTCGACGAAGTGATGGGCATGGTCGCCCGTGCCGAGGCTTGGCTTGAGACGCACAACAAAGCACACCCACAATATCAAGAAGCACAACGCCGCTACAAGGCGCGCCTGGCAGAAGCGGAGCAGGCGGAGAAGGCAGTCAAAGAATTGGAGCAACAGAACAAGCGCGAAGCGGCGGAGTGGCGCGGTTACGCCTACGACGAAAACTCCGCTGGGCGGCCTCCGTCGCTGAATTGTATGGTTTGTGGCCTGCCGGTGCATGGCTGGCCCAGACCTACGCCGGGTCATTACGTGCATCTGGATTGTTGGGAGGGGCGAAATGCGTATTGACCAATCGAAGTGTACGCTATGCGGGTATGAAGGGGAACATGACTTGCCTGGCTGGTCGGTCTTTGAATGGAGTGCGCATGGAGGCTACGAGCATCAAGGCAAGAATGGCACATCGGGCAATCGTCACCGTGAGCGGGTGTGGTTTAGCCCGCATTGTTTGAATGGTGGAATGAAGCAAATAGCGCTTTTGTAGGAGGTAAGAATGCCAAACAAAACATGGAAAGCGTCGGAGCGCCAGATCGCAGCGCGGTTCGGCTCCAAACGAACCGGCCCGCAGGGCAAAGCCGTGCCGGACATCATCACCGGGCGGTATAGCATCGAGGTTAAGACGCGCAAAGCTTTTCCGGCGTGGTTGCACGAGGCGATGGCGCAGTCACGACGCAACGCCGTCGATGGGACCGAGCCTATCGTGGTACTCCACCAGATCGGGCAGCGCTACGACGACGACCTCGTAGTCATGTCGCTGAAGATGTTCCAGATGATGAACGAAGGGAGGATTGGTTGAGTGGACAACTGGCTGGCCTTCGATGACCGCGACAAAAAGCGGCTCTGGTCGCACATCGACAAAAACGCGTCTGGCGGTTGCTGGATATGTGACCTGCGAAACATGTGTCTCAGTACCCAAATCAAGGGGCGGACGGTGAGCTATTCGATCCGCCGCGTGGTATGGTTGCTAGAACGCGGCGAAGACCTGCCGCGCGAGGTGACGCTCATCGCCATGTGCGGCCAGTCGCATTGCTGCAACCCGGCGCACATGCGAAAAGTCAAGAAGGGGACGCGGGCAGCGCAACTTGAGCCGCCGAAGGTGAAGCGAAGACGCGAGCCACTGTACCTGTGGGCGTGGCTGACTGGCTTCGATTTGAAGATGCTGCCGAACGGGAGGTATAGAGTGGTGAGGTTGGAGAATGGATAGTGTTGTTAAGTGTCCACGTTGTGGAAACGTTATCGGCTACCTGGTGGATGTGGACCGGCTCACACTGTTGCAGATGGGCGGCGGATTGTGCCGCGAGTGGCACGGCGTCTGCGTTCAATGCGGTTTTGGCCTGCATTGGTCTACCTCGGAGCAGATCATCTCGTCACTTGTCGAGAAGGTCTTGCAATTTCGGGCAAAGTAGGTTATAATATGAGTAATATAATATGGGATTTTCGGAGTTTACCGCCCGATGAAACCTTTGCGCCCTGAGCGCGTGGGATCGTCGGGCGTTTTGTTTATTGCAGTTTTATGCAGATTTCGTTATGAATGAGCAAATTTTGACCAAAACTGATTTGGAGCAAATTTTTGATAAGCTGTCGATTGACCAAATACGCTTTGTCATTGCGCGGGCTGATACCACGACTGACAAAGAAGCGGCCCAAATCGCCAAGCTGAATTATAACTCAGTAAGAACGTGGCCCCGTGAGATTAAAGACCTGGTTGATAGGGCTACGCTTCTTATGGCGCAAGACGGTCTCGTGACGGCTTTGCATCTGCGTCGCCGCGCCTTGGCTAGAGCAATGGCTATCAAGTTGCGCGGCCTGGATAGCCTCGATGAACGCATCCAGCAAGGGGCGTCAACCGAAATCATCGAGTGGGAGCTGGGCAAAGCTTCGCAACGCATCGACCTGTCCGGGGAAATCAATGTCAACTACCAGAATGAGCTTGAGCGCCGCCTATCTCGCCTCGCTGAGCCAAAGTCAGAGGACGGCGTTCCTGAACAGCCTGAGTAACGACGAAGCGCGCTGGCTATTTAACAACTGGACATTCTGGGCGCGACCGGAGCAACTTCCGCCGCCTGGCGATTGGCGGGTGTGGTTGGTCATGGCCGGGCGTGGCTTCGGCAAAACCCGTTGTGGTGCGGAGTGGGTTCGTGACCAAATCCGGCGTGGTTTCTCGCTGGTTAATCTGATCGGCGCAACGGCAGATGACGCGCGCGATATCATGGTAGAGGGTGAATCTGGCATCCTGGCGATCTGTCCGACAGAGGAACGCCCAGAGTACATCGCCTCGAAGCGACAATTGAAATGGCCTAACGGGGCGAAGTCGCTGATTTTCACCGCCGACGAGCCGGAACGACTGCGGGGCAAGCAGCATAGTAAGCTGTGGTGTGATGAATTGGCTTCCTGGCGTTATCAGCAAGAAGCATGGGATCAAGCTATGTTTGGCTTGCGACTGGGTTTCAACCCGCAAGCGGTAGTCACAACTACGCCGAAGCCAACGAAGGTTATCAAGTCATTGATTGCCTTGAGTAAAGAGTCGGATGGCAAATACCGCGTCGTCATTACTGGCGGATCGACGTATGACAACCGCGCTAATCTCGCGCCTGCTTTCGTGCATGAGATTGTTCAACGTTACGAAGGCACGCGCTTGGGGCAACAAGAACTATATGCGCGATTGCTGGAAGATGTGCCTGGTGCATTGTGGAATCGCGATTTATTGGAGAGAACGCGCGTCGGGAAGACGCCGGTGCTCAAGCGGATTTGTGTCGCTATCGATCCGGCAGTTACCGCGACCAGCGAAAGCGACGAAACCGGAATTATTGTTGGTGGGATTGGTGAAGACGATCACGGTTACGTCTTCCAAGATGACAGCGGGCGATACTCGCCAGAAGGCTGGGCAGAGCGGGCGATCCGTGCTTATCATCTTCACGAGGCTAATGCAATCATCGCCGAAGTTAACAATGGCGGCGATTTGGTAAAATCGGTGATCTTGAACAGTGACAAAACAGTCAAGTATGAGGCCGTCCACGCCACACGGGGGAAATACACCCGTGCCGAGCCGGTGGCGCAGCTCTACGAACAGGGTAAGATTCACCACGTTGGCCTCTTCCCTGACCTCGAAGATCAAATGTGTTCGTGGGTCCCGGGCGAGAAATCGCCGGATCGGATCGACGCGCTGGTATGGCTGATGTCGAAATTATTCAATATCGGATCGGCGGTTGGTGTACAATATGCGCCGAATTTGTGGAATTGAGGTGGGGGCATGGGGTTGGTAGAACAATTATGGCAAGAGCGAATTGATACCGAAGAACAAGCGCGTCTGATGCAATATGCTCAGGCATGGAAAGCTTACTTCGGGCAGTACAAGCGACCACTCAAAATACGGCCTGGCCAGAGTGATGATAATGTGATTGTCAACTATTGCCGGATGTTGGTAGATAAAGGTGTATCGTTTCTCTTTGGCGAAGAACCACAATTCGAGATAGACGAGGTCAATGAGACGCTGGTGGAAGCATGGTTAGCTGATTGTTGGCAAGCAAACCATAAGATGCAATTGCTCAAAAAGATTGCGGTAAATGGTGGAGTTTGTGGGCATTGTTTTGTCAAAATCGTCCCGTATGAACCATATCCGCGATTGGTAAACATTTCACCGGAATATATGACCGTCGTTACCGATCCTGACGATTTGGAAATGATCTGGCGTTACCAGATTCAGTATCCGGCGGTAGGCAAAGGCGGCGAGCAATTGATAATCAGGCAAGTTATTGAGCAACAGGATAACGGGCGATGGTTGATACTTGATCAGATGGCAGTAGGCAACAATCCATTTGTCACGCGCAACGAGGCGATTTGGCCTTATGACTGGCCGCCGATTGTGGATTGCCAGAACTTACCTTCTCCGAACGAATATTATGGCATTGCGGATATCGAAAGTGACGTGATCGACCTCAATCACAGTATAAATTTTGTATTGTCCAACATCGCGCGTATTCTGCGTTTCCATGCCCATCCAAAAACATGGGCGAAGGGTTGCGCAGCGACTGATTTGAAAGTTGCTGTCGATGAGACAATCGTGTTGCAATCGCCGGAGGCAGAGTTACACAATTTGGAGATGCAAGGCGATCTGAACAGCAGCCTTGAGTTTTACAAACGGCTGAAAGAGGCGATGCACGAAATTGCCGACGTGCCAGAGGTAGCGACGGGCAAAGTTGAGTCAATCGGTTCGCTATCTGGTGTAGCATTGCAGATTCTATATCAGCCCTTGATCAATAAAACCAAGAGCAAGCGTGAGACTTATGGCGAGATGTTGATTGAGTTGAATCGCCGGATACTCGAAATGGCTGGTTTTGGGTCGGACAATATTTGTGAAATTCATTGGTCAGAACTTCTGCCGAAAGATATCATGCAGGAGCGGCAGGCGGCATTGCTTGACCAGCAACTTGGTGTCAGTCAAGATACGTTATTGATGCAATTGGGCTATAATCCCGATTTGGAACGCCAGAAGCGAGAGACAAACAGCGCAGATTTAGCGGAGACGATGTTGACCGCTTTCGATAGAGATACCAATGTCTGATCCTGGTCGTATCTATCAACAAGTTGAAAAATTCAGAAATGAACTTCTGCGCCACGAACGCGCGGCGGCTTCGGCGATGGTACGTGAATATGGGGCGGTATGGCAACGCATTAGAGTACGTTTAGATGAATTGACCAAGCAAATCAACGACGCACGGCAGGCTAAAGAGGATGTTAATATTTCCTGGCTATTTCAACGCAACCGGCTGGCGTCGCTTTTGGCGCAGGTGGAGCAGGAGATCGCCCGCTTTGTGGATTATGCAGACCCGGCGATCCGAGAGCAGCAGAGGCAGGCAATTAAGGCGGCGCAACGTCATGCTGAGCAATTGGTATTGATGCAGTTACCTGAAGTGCAGACATCATGGTCTCGCTTACCAGCAGAAGCGGTCAGCGATTTGGTAGGCTTCACCGAAGCTGGCCCATTGCGTGAACTGCTAGACAAACTTGGACCCCAAGTCAGCGATGGATTTAGGCGGGCGCTGATTGAGTCGATAACGGTTGGTCGCAATCCACGCGAGACGGCGCGGCGCGTGAGGAAGGAATTTAGCGTTGGTCTCTCCCGCGCCTTGCGCATCTCTCGCACGGAGCAATTACGCAGTTATCGCGAGGCGACGCGGCGCAATTATCAGACCAACTCGGATATTGTTGAGGGCTGGGTCTGGCTGGCGGCGAAACAGGAGCGGACATGTCCGATGTGTTTGGCGATGGATGGTACATTTCACAAGCTCAGTGAGCGATTGAATGATCATCCGAATGGACGATGTGCTATGATTCCGGTGGTTAAAGGCATGGCCTTGCCGCAAGTAGAGACTGGCGTCGAATGGTTTGAGAAGCAAGACGAAGCGACACAGCGAAAAGTTTTAGGTAATCCTGGCTATGAAGCGTTCAATGCAGGTGAAGTTACGCTCAAAGATTTTATAGGGCAAAAGCGTTCGAGGGACTGGGGCACGACGCGGTATGCCAGGAGCTTGACGCAAATCTTGGGAAAAGAAGACGCTAGAGCCTGGAAAGAAATTGCGTTGGCTACTATTGTAAGTAAAAGGGAACAATCTGACATCAATTTCAATGCTATCGAGCCACAGAAACTTGGCGATTTGGTAGAATTGCGACATTTGTATCCCGAAAATGAGTCAGGCAGAGAATTTCTAAGGCCATTGCCTGTGGTGATTAACAAATGGGCACTTGACCACATCAAGCAAGACCATCCTGAAAGAGTAAAATGGTTAAGTCAAAATAGAGAAGTAATTGAGAAAACGGTTAAAACGCCAGAACTTGTCTATAAACAGCTAGAATACAAAGACCAGATGGGTCATTGGTCTCAAATGTTGGTAAGACAAATAGAAGGACAAAAAGACTATTTGGCTATTGTGATAAGTCTGGCGCGTTTAGAAGGCATGGAATCAGAAACCCACCAGATCATTACGATGTATCGAGCTAGAAGGAAAACATTTTTCAAGGCAGACAAAAATGGTAATGAAGCGATTAGACCGAAATGGATTTCAGTTGAAAAGAAACAAAAAACTGGCATATAGCCAGCTTCTGTGGTTCTTGCCGTGCGCTAGTTCGGCATCTCATAATTCAAGACCAGAGTGGTCAGGGTTACATGGTATGCGACTTCCCACCTCAGAACCATCTATAGTATAGCACATTTTCGGTTTGATGTCAATTTTTATTGACATAGTCAATTACTTATGTTATACTACATTTAACAGAATACGGGAATGTCGGAGTTTACCGCCCGACTACTGTGAAACCGCAAGGGGACACGTAGTCGGGCGTTTTTCTATTTTCGAGGTGTAATATGCCTTTGAAAAAAGGTTACAGTCGCAAGACTGTTTCAACCAATATCAAGCGATTGGTGCATGAGGGCAAATCGCAACGTCAAGCGGTGGCGATTGCCCTAAACATAGCGCGTTCGGCAAGACGCCGACGCAAAAAATGACGGAGGGATGGCTAGATGCCAGACGATACGGCGGTCCAGGCGGCCACTAATAGCGACCAGGAGTCACAGACGAACGACCAGGAGTCGAACGTCACGTTAGAAGAATTGCGCAAGCTAAGGCGTGAAAATCAAAGCTTGCGAAAACGTCTGCATGAAGTAGAAGCGGTAGAACAGCAGCGGCAAGAAGCGGAAATGACGGAGCTTGAAAAGCTCAAGAAGCAGCTTGGCGACTATCAGCAGAAGGAAGCGCAATGGGCCAGCGAAAAACGCGCTTTGTCGGCGCGGCAGGCGGTTCAGAGCGAGGCAGCCAAGTTAGGAATCATCGATCCGGACGCGGCTTTTCGACTGCTTGATACCGAAGCATTGGGCGACGATTTGAGCGGAGTTGGCGTGGCGTTGCAGGAATTGCTAAAAGCCAAGCCGTACCTTAAAGGCGTTCCACCAATGGTCAGCCCGACCAATCCGGCCAATCCGATGCGGCAGCCACAGATGTTCACACGCTCACAGTTGCGGGATACGAAGTTCTTTGCCGAGAATCAAGAGGCAATCATGCAGGCGATGAAGGATGGACGGATTTTAGATGAATAGCGGGTGATACCCGCAGGAGGTATATGTCATGGCAAATGTAACAGTAACTTCGGCGCAATACTTTATACCGGAGATCTGGGCGCAACGGGCGTTGCAAGTACTGCGTTCCAATATCGTTCTGGCGAAGCTGGTGACGAAAGATACAGATGTGGCAGCTTTTCAAGTGGGCGATGTGCTGCATATCCCAGCGGTGGGGGCGATGTCGGCGAATTTGAAAAGTGCCAATTCTGGTGTCACGTTACAAGTTCCCACCGATTCAGAGGCGACGGTCACGCTAAATAAGCATTACGAAGCATCGTTTCTGGTAGAAGACCCAGTTAGGGCGCAGGCTAATCAGAGCGTGATGGATCGCTACATCAACAGCGCAGTAATGGCGTTGGCTGAGCAGATCGAGACGCACCTTTTCGCCTTGTATTCCGGTTTCTCTCAAAGTGCAGGTACTTCCGGCGCAAATCTGGATACCAGTGCGATTTTAGCGGCGCGGAAGAAGCTCAACGACTCCAAAGTGCCCCAAATGGATCGGCATTTGGTAATCTCTACCAAAGATGAGATTGCTCTTTTGGCTGATTCCGATCTCTCGAATTACTTTGCTTACAATCGGGTTGGCATTCCTGATGGTGCAATCGGACGGTTGTATGGTTTCACGCTGTGGACTAGCCAACTTGTGCCGGTAGTCAGCGGATCGCCGGATAGCACCAAAAACCTGGCGTTTCATCCCGAAGCGATGATCCTGGCCATGCGTGGATTGCCTGATCCGCCGGATGGATCTGGGGCAAAGGCGGCGACGATCCGCGATCCAGAGAGTGGATTGGTATTGCGGGTCTTGCAAGCGTATAACCCGACGTATCTCGGTGTACAGGTGACCATTGATGTGTTGTATGGTGTGGCGGAAATGCGCGACGCTTGCGGCGTGGTGGTGCTGAGCTAATGGCTGCCTTCGTGGTTAATCGGCACGGGAGCGTCCATTCTGTGGCACAAGAACGCGTGGCTGCGCTTTTGAAGCAGGGATACAGAATGGCTACCGCAGCGGAAATAGCGAAATGGTACATCGCACAAGGATTGGAGATGCCAGATGGCCAGAACGACACTGGCGACGTTGATAACCCAGTTACGGTTACTCGTAAACGACCCGGCCGGCGAAAGTCAAGTTTGGAGCGATGCCGAGCTTCAAAACTTCCTAGATGTCAATCGAGTAGATGTTCGTCATGCCGCACTACGTCCAGAGACAACGTGGGCAGGCGGCATAACGACATACACAGATTACTATGCTGATTACGGCATGTGGGAATCTGATGTCGTGCTTGAAGACGGCGAAGGGAACGACCTGACGCCGCTTTCAAGCAATCTGATTGTAGGTCATTGGGAATTCGACGACCAAGACCCGCCAATATACGTGACGGGAAAGATTTTCGACTTATGGGCAGCGGCGGCGGATGTTCTGGAAGCATGGGCGATGAAAGTCGCACTGGAATTCGATTTCGCGGCTGATGGTGGCCAGTTCAATCGATCACAGAAGCGTGAAGCATTATTAGCTGTAGCGGCGCAATGCCGGATCAAAGCCAGACCTGGACGAGCGGTATTGATCCGAGATGATGTATGTTGAATTTAGTTTTCCCTTTCCGTAGGGAGAGGTATGGAGGTTTGACATGAAACGAAACGACGTTCTTTTTGCGATTGGCGCGATTGTGGTTGCAGTAACGTTCATGGTGGCAATTACTCTGATTGGCGGCCAGGTTGAGGTCGAAGCTGGGCCGTTGGCTGCACCGACGCCATTGGTGACCGGCTACAATACTCAATCGCCCTACTATCCCGTGATATTTTGGGACTCGCAGGTTATCACGGAGGACACGGGTTCGACGGTCTTTGTCTTATCCAAGTACGAAGCGTTGGACATTCAGTACAACATCGATCAGACGGCTGGCAACACGACAACGCTCAAGCTGCAACATTCCAACGATGCAACCAATTGGACTGATGGATTGACCATCGTATCTGGTAATGGAGCTGACGCCAGCGTACTCAATCAGTATACCAATTTCGGAATCTACACGCGGATATATGCTGATGTGACAGATAGCGATGCAATCACGGTAACGGCTATCGGCGTGGCGAAGTAAAAGGGAGCAGAAAAGTATGACCTTTCAAGAGTTTCTGCGATACGTTCAAACATCCGCCGGTATCAATGTTGTGGTAGGTTTCATTCTGTCTTTCGTGGCGGAATGGATTCCGGGCTATGACGGCATCGAGCCCAAGCTCAAACGATTGATAATCATGGTTTTATGCTTTGTGCTGCCGGTTGCGTCTACAGTCTTGCTGGGTTGCTATACGCAGGAGTGTATCTGGCAAGCGTTGTTAGCTGGTGGTTCGGCGTTCTTTGGCAGCCAGGTAGCACATGCGCGTAAACTTGGATAGCGAGCAATGCCTGATGTTAGCATTGTCGAAATCATCAATTTGGGCTTGATGCCGTTCGTTTTGTATATGGCGTGGATGTTTTGGCTTGCTTTGCAGAGAGCTAACGAAAAACACGACATTGTAATCGAACGTCTAATGGAGATTTTGCAGGCCAATACAAAGGCGTTAGCTGATACTAGAGCGCAAAGTGCGGTTTTGGAAGCTCAATTGGCTGAGCATGATAAACGAGCCTTTGAGATAGATGACAAGCTTGATTTGCTTAATACGACAACGCAAAATGTGAATGTGCGAACGATGCGAATTGAGGAGTTGTTGAAACAACGTCCTGTTGGCAAGATGGAGAAGGCGTTATGATGCTCTTGGTGAAGTTGTTTATGCCTGTAATCGGGGGCTTGGCGACTCATGCTATCACTCGCCCCATGATTGACCGGCATTTCACGCCGCCATATCAAAATTTGGCGCAATATGGCGTTGGTTTTCTGTTGATTCAGCCTTTCGCCATATTGCTTGATGATTATCTCGATGTGGAAAACAATGCAGAGCGACATGTGTTATCCAACTTGCTGGCTGGCGTCCTCTTTGGAATGGGTGTCATGGCCGGCTATTTCTCAGACGCGGTGTGTCAAAATGGTATTAAGCGAAACTGATTTGGCTAATATGCAGGCCTGTCAGGTGGCCCACATGCACGATACCTGTGTCATTCTGAAATACACGGCAACCAGCGATGACTATGGGCTGAATAAGCCAATGTATGTACCTGGTTTGACGGTAGAATGTGGGTTGGAACTTGTCAATCCGAATGAGCAACAGGACGCCAGCTTTGTGCCGGCTATCGATGCGCGACTTAGGTTATCCATCATGTTGGCTGATGTGCTCAATCCCAAAGATCGTATCAAGATTACACATCGTTATGGTAAAGAATTGACCACGCCGCAAGTGTTTGAAATCGTAGGCATTTTACGGCGTGGTCCAACTGGATTTTATCTCGATTTGAAAGCCGTTACAGACGGTACGGAGGTTGGAGCATGAAACGAACATTTACACTGGTATTGATGGTTACCATGTTATTGGTAGGGATTGGCGTGGTTGTCTTCGCCTGGGTGCCTGATATTTCGGCGACCGATCTGGATCGCCAATGGTATCAGGAGCAGACTGAGACGCGCACATCCCAGAGTGTCCAAAATATCGTGGCAACCGGTTTGACAGCCACATACACGGCGATCCCCACCGATGGTATATACTTCGTGAACGATGGACAAACCTTCCTGCATGTCAAAAATGGGGGAAGTGGTACATTGACTGTCACGGTGCAAACACAATTGACCGTCGATGGCCTCGCCGTAGCAGATTTGAGTGTAGCTGTCCCGAATGGTGCGGAAAAGTTCATCGGCCCATTTCCGACGACTACATATAACGTCCAGTCGGGGACTTATGTAAATACTTGTTACGTCGATCCGTCGAGCTATGACGCGGCGTTTACAATGGCGATTCTAACTTTCTGATGGCTGATACGAAGTTCTACCATAGTCAGGTTAAGGCGCTTGTCGAGCAGGCAACGGATAGGCTGTTAGCTCAAATTGTCTTGCAGGGTGAAGCCCATACAAAGGCTAATATTCGAGAGAATGACCAAATCGATACGGGCTTCATGTTGAATTCAGTCTATGCTGTAACGCCTGGAGACAGCAGTTATGATGAGGCGCGAGCTAACGCCGAAGCCTGCAATCCTGAAGCCAACATGTCGCCAGAAATTCAGGCTGATCAACATGAAGCAATATTGGCGGTAGGAGCCGAGTATGCAATCTATCAGGAAGCGCGGAAGTCCTTTTTGTGGAAAGCGGTTGAACAACTTAAGGATGAATTTCCGCAAATTGTAAAGGTGGTAAAGCTGTGAGCATTTCAGACGCGGCCAAGTATTTGCGTGACTTTCTCATGGATAATGAGACATTGACTTTGTTGGTTGGCGCGCGCATCTATGCTGAACGAACAGAGCCGGTAGAAGGCTATAAGCCGGAAGATGGGGGGTGTATTTGCTTCCAACTGAGTGGGGAGATGGATTATTCCGGTGGTTTTCAGCGGCGGCGGGTACAATTCAAATGCTATGGCGTCGATGAGGTGAAAGCCAATGAAGTATATCGTGCGTTACATGATGCTTTAGAGCGGCAGAGTGGACAATATGTCCGTTGGGCGATTAGTCAAACATTGGGACAAACTCTCCGTGAACCGGATACGAAATGGGTTTTTGTTTTAACGTATTTCACAGTATGGATTGTGTGAGGTGAGACATGGCACAAACAGCAACTAATATTCTTTTGGGGCCTGTGCGCATCTTCTATGCGCCGGTAGGTGAGACGTTCCCTAACAAGGACAATGTAGCGTTTGGCGCGGCTTGGGGCGGCAATTGGGTTGAAGTGGGTTACACCAAAGCGCCATTGTCGGCGACCTACGATTTTACAGAACTTGAAATCAGGGCACAGCAGAAGCCCGGCGTCCTCAAGCGGCGCAAGGCGACTGAAGATTTCACCTGTGAAACTGTCCTGGCCGAGATGACCTCGACCTTGTTCGGCATCGTGGCCTCCGGCACAGTGACATCGGGCATAGCTGATTCTGATAGTGTAGGTTACGATCAAATGGTCGTCGGCGGTGAGTTCGAGTTGGACGAATACGCCTGGGGTTTTGAAGGACTGTATGAATCGAGTGCGGGTACTGACTTGCCGGCGCGGGTGTTTATCTACAAGGCTAATGCCAAAATGAATGGGGCATCTGAATTCTCTACAGAAGATTATCCAGGTATTCCATTGCAAATCAAAGCCTTGCAAGATACCAATCAAACCAATGGTAGTCAGCTTTTCAAATTTGAGCGCGTCACGGCGGCGAAGACGGCATGAGAAGTGTAACTGTCAAATTGGGCGGCAAAGAATACATCGTCTATGAGCTTAAGGCGCGTCAAAATCAGACTTGGCGCGCCCAGCTTAAGACACGCTTTGAGACATTGGCTGATGTGATTGGTAACGCTCCGGCGACGGAATTAAACACCACCGGGGTGAGCGGCCTGATTCGCAACATTACCAACTTGGTTATGGATTCTATCGGCGATGTACGAGAGGCTATTCTTGCCTACTCGCCGGAGCTATCGGCGGACCGCTTATTCATCGAAGAAAACGCTTATGATTCAGAAATCATGGACGCTTTCATGGAGGTATTGACGCTTGCTTTCCCTTTTGGCAATTTGGTCAAAAAGGCAAGCGGTCTGATCGAGAGTGGCCCGCCGAACAAGTCGATTTTGCCGAAATAGCCCGCTCCCAGTGGGGATTGTGGGATGATGACCTTGATGGAATATTGCTAGAGGGAATGGTAGAAGCCTATATGCAGCGCAAACATTGGGAAGCCGAGTTACAGGCTATGGCATTGTTGGAGCAGATAGCGAAAGTGCTGCCCAAAGGCAAGAGGGGCAAGGTTTCAGCGGGTGAATTCTTGAAGATCGCGGGGCAATCAGAATGGCAATAACGCTCGGTGATGCTTATGTAAAAATAAAAACCGATGACTCTGGCTTCGACCAGGGGTTGAAATCCGCCGAAGGCAAGGCCAAGTCATGGGCCGGCAAAGTCGGCGGATTTTTGTCCAATGCCTTCAGCTTCGCCGTTGGCGGCATCATGCTACATGGCATCGATTCAGCCGTCGATGGCCTGAAGGGCATGGTGCAGCAAGCCTCCGACGCTGAAGAGATGATGGGCAAATTCAGCGTCGTGTTCGGCGACTACGCTGATAGCGCGGCGAAAGACCTCGACGCGATGGCGCGATCGATGGGCCGCTCCAAGTTTGAGTTACGCGGTTTCGCTGCAACGTTTCAAGATACGTTCGTACCCCTGGGCTTCGCCCGTGACGACGCGGCGGAATTGTCCAAGAAATTGACCGAATTGACGGTCGATGTCGCCAGTTTCAATAACTCCCTCGAAGCTGACGTATCGCGTGATTTTCAGAGTGCGCTAGTCGGCAACCACGAAACAGTTCGCAAATATGGCATTATCATCACGCAGGCTGCGCTCGATCAAGAATTGCTCAACATGGGCATCGCCGATGGCGCGAAAAATGCCAGCGAGCAAGATAAGGTTATGGCTCGGCTCAACCTGCTGATGAAGGGCACGTCCGACGCGCAAGGCGACGCCGTGAGAACGTCCGGCTCGTGGGCCAACCAGGTCCGCGCGCTCAACGCAGCTTGGACCGACTTCACTACCGAAGTGGGGATGAAGGTCCTGCCGATCATCACGCCATTGTTGGGCAAGCTGACCGAACTAGCCAGGACAGCCTTGCCTGAAGTCATTACCGCCATACAGAATTTTACCGCGCAGTTCGCCGGCATGAACTTCGAGGCGATCACCACGAAATTGATAGCCTGGGCTTACGATCCCGAAACAGAAGAGAAGGTGCGTGAGGTTGGCGACCAGATCGCCCAATTTATCCTCGGCGGCATCGATGCGCTCTTAGGCGCGCCGGAGACTGGCGACAGCACAGCCAACGAGGCGGGGCGGATGCTGGCTGATGGCGTTATCCGTATGGGCCAGGTTTTCATCCACGTCGGTGAGCTAATCGCCGAACGAATATTCCAGGGCCTCGTCGGCAACCTGCAAAGCCGCATCGAGTCATGGTCGGCCACGCCGGACATCCGCAACTGGTTCAGCGGGTTATATTCTGGCGGCGGCGTCATCGGTACGTTGCAAAGCTTGGTCGGCAAAGCCTGGGGCTTTTCCGAGGGCGGTTATGCTGGGCGTGGTCTAGCCATGCTTGGCGAGAAAGGCAAAGAGTTTGTCCTCAACGCCGACACGACGCGGGCGCTAGAGGCGCGGTTAGGTTCATTGACACAACAGAATATACTTGGCGCGGTAGGCGTTAATGGTACGCTCAATGTTAACTTCGGTGGTACAGTGCCAAGTGGAATATCGCCGGACGACGTGCGGCAAGAGGTTATCAACCAAGTGGGCAACCTCTTTCAGCAGCATGCCAGGAGAAGCAGATAGTGACTATTGGACGCTTCGAGATAGGGACCAGCAAAGCTACAATGATTAACGTTGAGGAGGTGGATCTGCAGCTTGCGCCGCCGAACGTGGTGTTTATTCCATACCCGACGGTCTACACGTCAGGCGACGGGCGGCAGGTAGGCGACGGCTTCCCACAAGTCGAGTGGGTGTTTCCGTTTATGACCGAAGCGCAATATACCACGTTCAAGGTCGCTTATTGTCCCAATGGGCAAAGCGCGGCGGTTTACATCAGAACGCTAAATGACGAAGGGTCATATAACAGCTATTCAGCGATCCTCCAATGGCCGCAGAACGTGCGGGCACTCTATACCTCTGGCGGCTACGTCAACGTAACGTTTACCTTTACTCACCTGGAGGCGGTATGACCGGCGTTGAGCTGTACTGCGGGGATTGCCTCGAAGTGATGAAGGAGATAGAGGCGGGGAGCGTTGATGCGGTGGTGACAGACCCGCCGTATGGAATAGCATTAGCGAATCACGATATAGGCAATCGTCGTCGGGCGAGTGAATATCGTATTGCAAATGACCATTCTCAAGAGGTAGGTAATATAGTTTTGCATTGGTGCACAGAACATAAATTGCCTACTATTGTTTTTGCCAATCCGATGAAAGCATGGCCAGGTAAGTGGCGTCAATTCCTGGTCTGGGATAAGGGGGGTGCGGTTGGCGGTGGGGGAGATACATTTATGTGTTGGAAACAAACATGGGAACTCCTGCAGGTAGCACGTACAGGAAAGTTAAATGGGAAACGTGATAGTGCTATCTTAAAATTCCACATGCGGCCACAAGATTCTGTGTATCATCCAGCACAAAAATCGCTTGCACTAATGGCCTATCTTATTGAGAAGACAACACAACCTGGCGATACAGTCCTAGACCCGTTCATGGGCTCTGGCACAACCGGCGTGGCTTGTGTGCAGACGGGCCGGAATTTCATCGGCATCGAGATTGACCCGCATTATTTCGAGATTGCTCAAAAGAGGATAGCCGAGGCGCAAGCACAAATGAGGTTAGCAATATGACCGGCGCATTGACGGCGGCGGAAGTCGCGCTGCTCCGCACGCATCCTCACAAGGTCAAAATGTACATGGCCGTGCTGCGACCGGCGACGGTCATGGCCTGCCAGGTCAACAACGCCAACATCGCGCGCGGGGCGCGGTCCATCACCTACGACAACGTGACAGCAGGCGAATACGGGGCGGTGATCGCCGGTCAAACCATGCTGATCGGCACGACTGCCGGAGCGCGCGATGTGGGCAAGGTCAGAGTCAAGTCGGCGACCGACACAGTGATCACTGTCGCTCAGAACGACGACATCGACTGGCAAGACGGCCTGTATCTCACCATCCAGAACAATTACGAATTGTGGAGCAAAAAGCCTAGAGTGACAGCCAGCGGCGGAGTTGTCACTCGTTACGTTGATTACGATATTTCATACAGCAGCCACACATCGCGGCAAAACCCAGTGCCTATTATGGGGCCGCCGGCTTGCGCATTTATCGACGATGATACCGGTCTGGCTACAGTAGCCTTCGTTGGTGAAAATTCCTATAGTGTTGCAGAAGGCAAAACCATTGATAAATATTCGTGGGTTTTTCCTTCTGGAACGCCATCAATATCGAGCGACAAAGGCGAAGTTTCATCGCCGGTAGTCGTAACTTGGGATACGGCTGGTGGACATGTGCCTTATTGGGTTTCATTGGAAGTGACCGACACTGCCCCTGATCAAACCTCTGGGACTGGACGTCGTCCGGTATTCATTTTCGATCGCACGGGACCCAATGCGCCGTATACCGATTTTGAGATTAGCGACTTATCAGGCGATTTCGGTCAAGGCGGTTGGGAAGCAAAGTTTAAGGTCTTCGGCGATGTAACCGCAAATGATTTTCCAGATGGGACGATGGTCATTGTTTTTGCCGAAGAATGGTACGGCAATACGAAACAGAGCATCGGTGGTTATCCATACCGCGAGAATATAAAGTTTGTAGGCTACATTCAGGGAGAATCTATTCGTTACGATCCATTGAGTGGCAATAAAGCCGGTTATGTGACTTTTGAAGCCAGCACTATAAATGGGCTGATGAAAAATCGTGATTCCTATGCAATCACATTGAAATATGATGCCACACCGGGTAACTGGGAAGAAATAGTAGGTCTTGATGTGGACATGGGAGCTTACTATGTAGCCCAGTGGTTTAGTACACTTCTAACCATTGCTGATATGGAGCTAACGGGTGACGCGCGAGCGATCAAATATCAGGATTTTCCGAAAGCTGATCTGTATCGCCAAATCGATGATTTCTGCTCAACGGCAATTCGAGCGCGTCTAATAAGTGATAAACAAGGATGTCTGCATCTGGAAATCAATCCCCAATTCTTGAACGATACATCGAAGGATGCTATAGCGACGGTTATCTCATTGAATTCTCAAGACTGGCGCGACGTATTGAACATCCCGCGTGAACAAGAATCCGATACCAGTTATGTGGAATGTCAGGGCAAATATTTTGACGGCAAAGTCGAAACACCATTCATCGCCGAAGCACCTGGATCGGCCTCACAGCAAGAGGGTATTGAGCAGGCATATACTGGATTTGTGTTTGCTTCACAAACTGATGCCAATAATATGGCTGGTTACGTTTTGGCCAATGCGAACAATGAGTATCCCGATGTACCGCTCTCGCTGGCGGGCAATTATTCATTCTGTGATATTGTGCAGGAATGGTACAAGCTTACGGTTGCGGCAACAGATACAAAGCGCGGTCTTACTTGGAATGAAGCGCCGTTTCTTTGTAGACGTGTGGAATTGAAATATGATGCGAAAAACGGCACATTATTTACCAACATCAATTTGGAGAAAGAAGTCAGCGGCTTGGCAGGCCAAACAGGGACATTCCCAGTAGAGCCACCAGAGGAAGAACCGGAAGACCCCGAACCACCGGCATATCCACCTTTGCCGCCAGAACCAGAAGAAACGCCGGGATATATGGCCTGGTTTGACAATACCAACGGCTTCTATTGGAAAGCGCCGAATGTCGATTGGGAAGAACGGAATATAGGTCTAACCGATACTGCTTTTTTCTGTGGAATGGTGCAACGCGGCTGGCCAATCATTCAGGGCACAAGCGACCCAGAGAGTGTGATTCTGTTCGGCGGTGGCGTGGGTTGGTTGGTTCGCAGTCTAGATGCTGGCAAGACGTGGACGGACATCACGCCGGTCGATGCGCCGGCGACGGTGTTCTACGACCTGGCGTGCCCCAACGACGCGACCGGTACGCTGTATACTCTGGTGGGCAACGCCGAAGCGACGGAGATACACCTGGGCAAATCGACCGACCTGGGCGTATCCTGGACGTGGACTCGGGTCTATGCTGTCGAAGAGGGCGGCAGCGCGCCAATTACGGGCTGGCTGTATCCCAGCTCTACGAACGCCTGGCATGGCGCGGCAACAGCCAGCATCTGGCACACCAACCCGCCATACCCCTGCGGCCCGGGCTCGGCGGTCTATGCTGAGAAGATGGCGGTGTCAAACGTCGATGCGGGCATAGAGGACGACGGTTCTAACATCACCTGGACGTTGGAGCAATACCCCTGCAATTCGTTATTCTCCAGCGCGTATCTGGCCCGCGCCGGCTTCGTCGCCGATTTCGGCCAGGTCGTCACCAACGTGACCAAAATCGAAATCGAGTCCGGCATGATTTCGGGCACGGCGGGGCGGACCGCGCCGGGCTATCCGCGAGTCTATTACTCGGAGCTTTACAATAGTTCGATTGAAGTTCAAGACCCGTATGGCTATCCCAACAACTCAACGCCGGCCGGTTGGACGCTGTTGAATTATTTCAACTGGATCGCATTCGACGACGCCTTCGGCGTGCGCGAGATCTACAACGATCCTGGTACACCCATAGACTTGCAATATCTATTCATGAACGGCGAATTCGAAGACGCTCTATCGCCGACGTATCCTAATGCCTGGTCGTGCGGCGTGGACCACGTGCGAGTCTACGGCACGTTTACGCCGTCGGGCGGGACCTGCACGCCCTGGGGCTTGGCCGTCGATTTCGAGGACGGCTCCAACGTATTCGTGACGTACAAGTGGACTGGCGGCGGAACGAGCATCGGCTATCTCGCCACGTATGACTCAGATTTGAACCTGGTAAACAGCGTTGACCTGAACAGTTACGGCGCGTCGGTCGCTTACCCGCGCGTCGTCTACCAGCCGGACGTGGCGGATTTTGGCGACATCGTCTACGTCTTCGGCGCTGGCAGTGCGGGCGGATTGGTGCTCGAATCGCTCGACGCCGGAGTCACCTTAACTGACCGGAGCGGCGATCTCAGCGCGGTTACAGCAGTTGTGGCCCTGGCCGCCAAGGGCGACGGAGCGGGCCAGGTCACGGCATTCCGGGCTTTCACCGACACGCCGGACGTTTACGCTGAAACAGCGTGGACTTGGGGCTTAGTTGGCAGCGTGCCGTTTACCCTGCATCGCAACGCGCTAAGTATCGCCTACGATGCCGCTTTGACGGCGGCGGTTGGCAACTCCGAGGCGGGCGCAGCGATGGCCGAAACATCGCCCAGCCCGTACAGCGCGTATACCGACATCACCGGCGGGCTGCTAATCGATGGCGGCTGCGTGCGCCTGGAGTGGATCACGCCATGAAAACGTCCGACGTGCTCAACCAGATGGCGCAGGCCGATGACCACCTACAACCGCGCCGCAAGGTCTTGACCGCTATCCTCGGCAATGGCGATGGCAGCACGGTGGCGGTCGATGACCGGCCCGGCTATAGCTGGATAAGGCTGCACGGCAGCCAGTCGGAGCTGGTCCAGGCGCTCAATCGCGTCGTGGCCAACGTGCACGGCTTACAGGTCGATGTCAGCGTATCCACTGACCGGCGTGGGGGGCAAACGTCCTACGAGGTGATTGGCCTCGGCTCCAACGACATCTTGACGGCAGGCGGCACAGTACCATTTCAGCCGTATTTGCCGGAGCACGCGCCCTCTCACGAATGGAATCCGAACTCGCGCGGGCGCGACGTGGTGAACATCTATCCGCGAGCTTTCGCCTTCGGGCGGGTATATCCCACGTCGCCAGCATCGATGCGCTGTGCGGTCTCGCCGATCAAATACGCACACCACACCGATTTGAAAACCTACGCCGGCGGGTACACGAAGGACTTTACCGCCGACGTGCCGGCCTCCACCGGCAAGGCGATGCTAACTTTGGTTTGCCTGAATGGCGCGACTAATGCACTGGCCTACGTGAATGGTTCGGAGTTCTCGTGGACCGGCTACACCGACCCTATACCGGCGTCGGCTATACCGCAGCCGGCAGCCGGGCATCTCGTGCTATCGTGTCTGTTGCTCTACAACGGCATGACGACGATCACCGAAGCCTGCTTTCGATATGAATATCGGTTGCCCTTCCAGACGCTGAGCAGCATCTCGGAAGGCACGGAATTGGGCAGCGACTCGATGGCCCTGGGTTATGCGCTCGTCTCCGATGGCGCGGGCGGGTCTGTCTGGCGGCAGATCGTGGTGTGGGGCAGCGAAGAACCCGCTGACCCGTTTCCCGGCCAGATATGGATTGACATCGGTGAGAGCACCATCCTGGTCACGGAAGACGGCGCGCCCATCCTGACCGAAGACGGCGGCTACATCGGCGGTTCGTCGCCGCCGATCATCAAGATACGCAACGCGGATAACGATGGCTGGGAAGAGATCGATAGATTGGCCCAGGACATTGAGGTCAACGCGGAGAATTTCGCTGGTGAGTTATCGGCGGCGGATGACACAGTGCAGAAAGCGCTCGATACGCTGGACGACCATACTCACCCTACCGCCGATCACGACCACAGCGGCGACGCGGGAGACGGCAACACATTCGACGCGGCTAACCTGACATCGGGGGAGGCGACGGACGGCCAGGTCCTGACCGCCGATGGCTCAGGCGGCGCGGCGTGGGAAGATGCGCCAGGCGGACACGACGCTGTGACGCTGGCCGCCGACGCTGATACCATTCTGGGACTATCGACGCAACAAATAACGCTCGATACGCAGGCGGCCAATACAGTCCTGGCCGGACCGGAGTCTGGCGCGGCGGCAGACCCGACGTTCAGAGCATTGGTGGTCGATGATCTGCCGGCAGATGTTCTCACCGCGACGGAACACACGGCCATCGGGAACAGCGCGCCTCACCATGCGCCGCTGACGTTGGGGACGTTTGAGAACGCCAGTTTGAACGGACAGGAATTGAATTATGTGTTGCCGGATCACGCGCACATTGATGAAGGCGGCGAGGGCGGGGCGCTAGATGGGTATTTGGCGGCGGAGGCGGCTGGCAAGCGCGGGCTTATGTTCCACGATCAGAGCTTAGTTACTGTTGGCTCTGGTGCGATTACCAGAACGGTAACATCGTCACAAAGTTATGGATTTGTGGCGGTTAAGGCGGCTGCGGCGAATGCTGATAAGTTTAGCCATGGTTGTGTGCTGGCGGCTGGTACGTATACGTTTAAGGTGTTAGGTACTACGGCTTCCGGGCGCGGCAAGCTGGATTGGTATGTTGATGGTACAAAGATTACATCGACTCCGCAGGATTGGTATTCTGCTTCGACGGTCTATGAAGTAGAGATGTCTGTGGCGTCGGTGGCGATTTCGACGAGCGGCTACCATAAAGTCGAAGGTGTGGTGAATGGGAAGAATGCTTCGTCGTCTGGATATGCTATCGGTCTGACGGCGTTCTGGTTTGTGCCGGCGAGTGATTAGAATAGCGGGGGGATAGATGGAACAGTTCTATTTAGATGCGAATGGGACGGATGGGAGCGACCCGGCAAAGGTTGATAGGGTGTATCCTGACGGAACGCGGATACCATTATCTGAGGTCGATTGGAAGGCTGCTGAACTGGCAGCGAAAGAGACTCGGCGCGCGGAACTGCGGTCGAAAGTGGCAAAGGTGAAAGACGATAAATTGACGCTGCCAGAGCTGCGAGAGATCGTCGCGGCGCTGGTGGAGTTTTTCGAGGTGTGATATGAGAAAAGAAACTTGCTTACTGGCGATATTCGTGGCTGTCCTGACCATTGGCCTGCTCTACGGCTTCGGCCCGACGCTGGCCGCCACGCCGACGCCGATCAAGGTCAGCGAACTCACGCCAGTAGCGACGGTGACACCGGACTCGCTGCTGTACATCGTGCAAGACGCGGATAGCACACCAGTGTCGCGGCAAGCCAGCGTTGAGGCGGCGGTTCATGCCGGTATGTTGCCGATTTCGATTAGCGGGCTGGATGTGACCATCGGGGGCTCATTGACGCTGACAGATACGCTGACGTTAGAATCTGTCGCCTTCTCTGGGCCGGTGACGTTCGGCTCGGCGTCCAGTTGCGTCGATGGTACGACGATTGCGCACGGTCTGGCGACCACTCCGACTGTCGTACTGTTGACGCCGTACTCGGCAGTGACGGCGACGGTGTATGTCAAGGCAGCCGATACTGTCAGTATTACTGTGGGCTTGATAGGCGCAGTTGGAACTGCCGATGTTTATTGGCTGGCGGGTAAGTGACATGAGCGTCGATAGTTTGATGATCCTGGTGCTGATTAGTCCGACCGAGCTGTGGTATGGCACGGTGGGCGAGTATCTGCTTGGCGTCGTGCCGTCTGAGATGCCGGCGCTGTGGCCGATGGAGGCGCTGAAGGCGCAGGCGGTCGCGGCGCGGAGTTATGCCCTGTGGAGGATCGAGCATCCGCACAAGGTCGATGGTATCGGGAAGGTCCACATTTACGCCGATACGAGAGATCAGGTGTTCAACGAGGCGAATATCCACGAACGAAGTACACAGGCGGTCAAAGAGACCGCAAATATCTACATCCTGGACGAAGACGGCTCGCCATTCATGGCGCAATACGTAGACCGATGTGGAAGGCCCGACTGTCCATTGTGTCTTGGAGCTAATGGGCATGATGGAAAGACCTGGTATGGCCGCATGTGCCAGTATGGAGCGAAGATGATGGCAGAGCAAGGCGCGACGTGGCGTGAGATTCTGATGCACTACTATGGTGTCGCGCCAGGGCCACCCGACGCAACAGACGCAACGAACGCAATAGACGCAATAGATGAAACAAACGTAGGGGGCGATGATATGGGCACAACATTCTACAAAGACCCGGCGACGGACAGCTTTCAAATGCAAGATGGCAAAGTCGTCGGTTGTCGAGTTGACATTCTGAAAGCGGAAGACACACCCGCTAAACCAACCTTGAAAACTGGTGACGTGGTATATCGCGTCGTCAACCTGCGGTTTCTAAACGAGGAGCAGGCGCGGGGCGACACGCGCATCCTGGTGCAGTCGCTCGACCGGAACGGCTCGCCGACGATGGCGAAGGTGGTCAACGCCTGGCCGCAACAACGAATGCCGCGCTGGGACGGTACAGCTTACGATTGGGCGTCGCCAGGCCACTGGGCGGAATTTGCCCAGGGTAGCGGAAACTATGACCCGGCCAAGCATGGGCCATTAGGCCCGTATGTGATATTCATCGAGGCTGACCAGGCGGGCAAGGCGGTGGTGAGCGATTGGTGCATTGGATTTGGGCTGCCTGGGAACAGGCACGTGGCCTACCAGGTGACGTACCAGGAGCAGGTTGTTGGCGAGGAGCCGGCCACGCCAGAGCAGCCCGCTTCACCGTCAGGCTGCAATTTGATTCTGGCAGCGATTGCCAGATTGCTTGAGCGGTTGGCGCAATAGGCAGACTTGCCTATATGAGCCGGTCTACGGGGCTGGCTTTCTCGTGGGCCGATTTCAGGTCTTGCTCAGTTTGGGCCAGATACCGGCGCAAGACAGACAGGTCGGAGTGGCCCATGAGTCGCTGCAAACTATAGATGTCCATGCCAGCACGAAGCGACATCAGGGCAAAGGCACGACGGAAGGCGTGCAACGACGGCGGCTTGACGCCAGCAGCTTCGGCATCGAGCCGGATACCGTGCTGCCTGATGTCAGCGCGACGAAGTTTTTGACGGGCAAATAGCCCGCGAAAGTTTGTTTTTCCTCTCGAAAACCTCGAAATTGGTCATTTTTGGAGTGCAATCCAAACCCTGGACCTCTTGACAATAGCATGAATGTATGCTATAATGAATACATAGAATAGAGAAAAGGAGAGGGAAAGATGAAAGCACTAAAAGGTAAGATCAACAATAATGAGGTAACGTTCGAGGTCAGGGAGACAGTCGATAACCGGCACAAAATGGACATTATGGCTACTCTGAAGTCTGGCAAGCAAGCGCAAGAGTTCCCGATCATCATTGAGAAAGTGTCCTCGCAACCACTCACCCGCGATGAGTATACTGAAGTCTTCAAGCATGTAACTCGTGATTTTGAAACTGTATTAAGATATGCTCAGGCGGGCGCGGTTAAGGTGATTGTCGATTTGAAGACCGGTGAGATCAAAAGATTTCAATAAAAGGGGGCGCAAGCCACTGAGGGGCTTTGGCCCCTCCCCTCAGCCGGTAGAAGTCCGGCTATGATTAGCAGGAGCGAAAGGGGTGAGCATGGATAACGAGATCATCACGATCACCGAAGCGGCGGCGAGGCTGGGTATTGACGCCTCCGCGCTGCGGCGGAGATGTGAGCAAGGCAGACTGCCAGGGGCGCGGCGGTCCGGCGGTACATGGCTGGTGGAGTGGCCGCTGGTGAATCCACCGAAACCCCGGCCACGCAATAACCACACAAGAGGAGGAAACGATGAGTAAGATCGATATGAAGTGTCCGTTTTTTACTGCGGGGCGAGATGAGTTGGAGCCATGCCTGCGGGAGAGGTGCGCATTATGGAACGAGGTGGAGGCACGATGTGCTTTTTGGTTACTCGGTCAAAAAGTTTCATTCGAGTTCGTAGAGCATGACCGCAAGGGTGAACTGGATGAGTCGGTGAAGATTTGAGGGAGTGGTACATGATCCAGATTCTCAAAGCTGAGGATGTGATGGAGAGGAGGTGTCACTGCCAAATCCGGCGACAGTGCGAAAACGGATAGATTCGCCCAAAGCGAACACATCAATTTAATCCACATGGGCGCGCCACTGCCTCGGAACGTGGCACATCGAAACGTTGTGTCTGAAGCGGACTTTCTTCAAGCAAAGGGCCTCGACCGGGTCTCCGGTCGAGCAGGTTGGTTGAGTTCTCCGCGCTGTCCTCCTCCTCGGCGCAGCTCAACCCACCTGCTGGAGCGGAGACTACCGCAGAAAGGAGAGAATGAAATGGAAACGAAAGAAGAATGGGTGTTAGTAGTCAAAAGTGAGGGATTGCCGGCTGGAACGGCGTATCTATGTGGATCAGATGGGAAGGTATTCACGAAGTCATCGCAAGATGAAGTCGTGAATATGGCCGTAGAGGCAATGAAGTTCGGAAATCTATTCGTCGAGATTAACGACATGATCTTCATTGTCCCGGTCAATAAAGTGCTGTGGACATCGCCGTACCAGATCGGTTGAGGTAATCCGATGGGAAAGGAGGAATTGAAGAAACAGAATGGGTAATTACCTGCGAAAGCAAATTGACGGCGAAGATGCTATTGGCCCGCGCAATCGATATGCCAAGACGACCTGGCCGCGGCGGTGTAGGGTATGTCGAACGGTACATGACTTGGGCGAATGTCCAGTTGTGCATGAAACAAAAAGGAGAATGGCAGAATGGAAAGCGAAGTGCTTGAGCGAGCGGGAAGCTGCGGCATTTGCGTAATGCGCCACACAGTGGGGATGTGCCCGGCGGCGCAGGCCCTGACTGTGCGCATCAGCGAACTTGAGCAACGCCTCGCCGATATGGAGAGGCTGGAGCAAATGCGATGCGAGTGGCGTCGTTCCGCCGAACGGCTACAAGACGAAGACGCATGGAGAAAAATGCAATGGGCGCGGCTGCCATAGTGCTTTTGGTGTGTATCGTGTGTCTTATTTTGGACCAATTGATAAACGAACAGGAGGAATGAATGTTGCAAAAACTGTGGGCACTAAAGCAAAGAGTCGTCAAAGATGTGAAGGTCCGTAGTGTAACCTTCACCCGCAAACGGCCTATCGAGCGCGGTGGAAATGCGGAATTGATTCTCACCGCCGATGTGGGGCGGGGGCAAATGCCAGAAGAAGTTATTTCCTCGCTACGGAAGATCGTCAAGGCGCAATTGGATGAAATTCAAAACGAGGAGGGTTGTAACTATGAACCGGGAACAGCTTACCAAAATTCTAGCCGATATTGACGCGCTGCCGGAGGCGCTTTACAGGGCGCGACAGATGGAGAACGGCGCGCGGATGGCCCGTGACGAAGCCAAAGAGAATTTAGACATCGCCGTGACCAATGCGCTAATTTCGGGTAACGGGGTGACAGAAGGTAAGAACGCCGAAGAGAGGAAACTCAAGAGCGATGCTTACCTCAACAAACATCCCGAAGTAATCGGCGCGCGCAAGGCATTGTCGCAAGCGGAATGGGCGCTCCTGGATGCGACCAACGAACGGATGAAATGTGAAGACGTTTTCGCCGCATTACGGGCGGAAGCGCGAGCGATTGGGAGCTATCTTGAATACGTGGCCGGAATGCCACGCCAAACGAAAGGGGGAAAATAGACAATGGAAAAGGAAATGGTGAAGTACGAAACGAAAGCGGCGACGCAGTACAAAGAGCGCTACGAAGTTGCTGGGTCCGAAACGCTGGACCGCTCAGACATCATTTTGCCGCGCGTGAGGGTGCGGCAGCCAGTATCGAAGTTTGGAACGCCGCAGGATGCGGGCAAGTTCCACAACAATCTCACAGAACAATTCAGCGATGAAATTCAGGCAGTGGTATTGCGAGTCTCGAAAGGGCGGGTTATGTGGCCGGAGACGTTCGACGGTACGAACGGGCCGGCATGCGCCAGCGACGACGCGATCCGGCCCAGGGAGGGCAACGGGTTGAGCGATAAGCAGCCCGGGCCGTGCGCGACGTGTCCTAACGCGCTGTGGAGCGAAGCGGGCGATCCGCCGCGCTGCTCACTGGTATATACATATCTCTGTGCAGATCGCGAGCATGACGACATGCCATTTATGATCTCCGCAATGAGAACGTCGGCGAAATCGGCCAAGAAGTTGAACAGCCTCATCAAAATGTTCGGCATCCGCAAAAGCCTGGCGATCAAGTCTACGCTGGTGAAGGGCGATCAAGGGCAGTGGTACGAACTGCTGTTTCAGGTCGCCGAGACGCTTGCGCCGGACGAACAGCGCCGTTACGCTGGCATGGCGGCGTCGCTGGCGGAGGTAGCGATGACGGTCGACACGGAGAACACCATCGACGACAGCCTGACCGCCGACGATTTCGATGGCGCGCCTGGCGCGGACGATCTGGCGTTCTGAGTAACAGGCCCTGCGCCGCGCGCGACGGGTGGTGGTAGTGGGCGCGGCGGCAATATTTCGCAGCAATCGGGCTGCGACTACAGGCGGCGGCGCGGGGCTTTCTTTCCTACAGGACAACTTTTATGAAAGCAATTGTTAGGCCACATGGCGGCAGAAATTACAAGCCGAAAACACAAAAACCAAACGTTTACACTTACGAGCAACTCAGTCAATTACAAGCCAGATCACTAGATTGGAAGATCGCTTGGTCTAATGCAGTGATAGCAAAATCTCTAGCCGTGCTACAAAATCCATGCGTAGCTTTTTCGGCAGGCAAGGATAGCACGGTCCTGTTGCACCTGCTGCGCCAATTAAAACCGGACATTACCACGATCTATGGCAACACCGGCATTGAGTTCCCGGAGTGCGTGAAATTCGCGCGGTGGTTGCGCGATGAATGGCAATTGAATTACCACGAGGCCAGGCCAGAAGTTAATTTCTGGTGGGTGGTGCAGGAATATGGCTGGCCGCTCCTCGGCAAAAACTTCGGTGTTTCCGGCGTGGCCCACAAGTCCAGCCGGGAGCAGTTTTTCAATGACCTGGCGGCCAAAGGTGAGTTGACCGGAGGCTACGCTATTCAAGCTGAAGTTCCGATTGGATCGGCGTGTTGTACTCTGCTGAAAGAGCGACCATCGCAGAAGCTACAAAAACAGCTTGGCGTCGATGGAGTATTCCTGGGTATCCTGGCCTCGGAAAGCCGTCGACGGATGTTCAATTTTTTGGAGTATGGGGAGTGGTATTATGCCAAGTCACAGCGGATGTGGAAATGTCATCCGTTAGCAATCTGGACCGATGAAGATATTTGGGCATACATCCGACGATTCGATGTACCCTACGCAAGCCTATACGACATGGGTTATACGAATGATAAGGGCGAGCGTGTCTGTCATAAACGGAATGGGTGTATGTTCTGCGGGATGGACATCGGCTTCCCGAATAACCATTTGGCGATCATGCGCCGGACTCACCCGAAGGCGTGGCGCATACTGATGGTCAACAAGGGGCTTGGTCGGGTTCTGATGCAGTTGCGTTTTGTACTGGACGATCATCAGCTTGATATGTTCGAGAAAACGTGGAGCGTTGAAGAATACCTGGAACATTTCCCGTGTGTATTTGATAGAATATGAGGAGCAACCATAATGTCTCGTTACTGTACATGTGGAGCGGAGTTGCACATCACCGGCTTACGGGCCGACGACGTAGGGCGGAAATTGGCGGAGTGGGATCGGACTCATTGGCACTTCGTGGACATCTTAGGCACCGTCGAGGCCGAGCCAGGACACGGGCGCTGCGACGCGGTGACGGCGTGGCAGGCGCGAGTTGGGCAAGCGGCGAGCTATCGAGAGATGACGACGGGGGGGGCGCGATGACCGCTCTGTCTCCTCACCACCTCGCCGCGCTCAAAGATGAATCGGCTATCTCGGATGACGTAATCGCCGCGCGGGGCTACGCGACCGTCACTGATAAAAACGAGCTAACTCATTTGGGTTTCGCGCCATCACAGTGCCGCGTTCCGGGCCTCCTCTTGCCACTCTATACCACCGACGGGCAAAACGGCCTCTACGTCTACCGGCCAGATAACCCGCGCGTCATTGAGGACCGTAGCAAGCGCGAGCCGGATGGTCGCTATAAGAACCGAGTCATTAAATATGAATTTCCTAAAGGGCAATCAATGCGCGTCGATTGCCCGCCCGTTTGTCAGCCGATGCTGGCTAACCCGCAAATTCCGCTCTGGATTACCGAGGGCCAAAAGAAAGCCGACGCGCTGGCCTCGTTGGGGCTGTGCGCTATTGCCCTGTTGGGCGTGTGGAACTGGCGGGGTAAGAACGCCCTGGGCGGGACGACCATCCTGAGCGACTTCGACTACATTGCTTTCGAGGGGCGCGATGTGCGCATTGTCTTCGATTCCGATGTCATGGTCAAGCCTGAAGTGCGCCAAGCGATGAACCGCTTGACCGATCACCTGGCCTGGAAAAAGGCGACGGTATCAGCCGTATACTTGCCCGCCAGCGCCAGTGGCAAGGTCGGCGTCGATGACTGGCTGGCGCAAGGTCACAGCCTGCCCGACCTGGAAGCCTTGATCGAAGCCCCACGCCCGGAATTAAAGGCCGCTGCGCCCTTGGTCGAGCTACTAGATTTTGCGCCTTCGACTATGACGCGTCCGCTGGCCTTGATCGATGGGCGAGCTTATGCCGCCGCCTGGTTGCATACCAGAACGACGGTTACGGAGAGCCTCGACGCGAAGGGCTATGTCGTCAAGCATAACCCGCCCCTCGTGCAGAACCTGCAAAAGCTCTATGTCGTCCGCGACGACGGGGTTATTTTTGGTGATGGGGCGGATAAGCCGTTGGATGAAATTGGCTTGCTCATTCACCTAAAGGAGATCCCGCCGTCTGACAAGTTGTGGTCAACGCCCGGCGTCAAACTCTACCGCGCTGGGCAGCGTATCGATCCGGTCGATTTATTTGAACGCTTAGTCGCCGTGGTGAACCGTTTTTTGGACTTTGATCGGTCGCTATCCGATCAGGAAACCATGTGCGAGATGGTCGCCTGCTATGCGCTGTCTACCTGGTTTCTCGATGCGTTCAACGTCTGCGGCTTCCTGTGGCCCAATGGCGACCGGGGCAGCGGCAAAACGAAGTTCTTAACTATCGTAGCAGAGTTGTCTTACCTGGGGCAAGTTATCCTGGCAGGCGGGAGCTACGCCGCCCTGCGTGACATGGCTGATTATGGTGCGACGCTGTGCTTCGACGATGCTGAGAATGTCAGCGACCCTAAGAAAACAGACCCGGACAAGCGCGCCCTGCTGCTGGCCGGCAACCGACGGGGGAATACCGTCGCCGTCACGGAAATTTCGGGCGA